TTGGTTTCGAAGGTTTTAATCTGCTCGGAAATATTCATTTTGAATCCTTTAGTCTGAGAGTTTTTTTGTGCTGTAGCGCCAGCAGATTTTTCGGTTTTCGACGCGATTTGCGGTTTGCCTGACGCGGCACGCAGTCTTTCGTCGATAGATTTAACGGTCTGGATGGTGCCTTCGGCGTTGGCCGGCACCGTTACAACGGAGAGCTCATACCACTCCCAGCTGGTATAGCGGACGCCGCCCTCGTCGATATAGGCGTATTCAATTGGCCGGAAGCCGATTGACAACCCTTTCACAAGACCAAGGCGGATGCTTTGCCATGCCTCTTCAAGCCTTGCTGCAAGCTGGCTCGGTGAGTCCGCTTTTGCCAGGGTGGCTTTAATTTCGATTCCCTCGGCGGTCACCTTCGCACTGGTGACCTGTCCGACAGGAGACTGATGGTCGTGCTGCCAGAGCAGCGGGATGGGTAACTGAAACTTTGCCCCCTCGGGCATCACTATGTCGCCATAGCGATCCGGTGAAGGCGTTGTCGCAATACCCGTGATTTCCCGCGTATCCTCGTTTACCGCCTTAACCTTAAGAAGGCTGACGGCGTGCTGATTCTTCATTTCCCTTTCTCCAGAAACGAAAAAACCCGCGTGAGCGGGTCGTTGAGAGCGGAATTTCTAAATGAAAAACACGCTGTAATCTTTTTTGGTTGCTGACGGGTTCAGTGCCATCAAAAAAATGGCGTTAAAAAGTGCCATTAATGGGTCGATTTTACCGATCCCGCTGGCCCCTTTAGTTACCAGTGGGGCATTTCCGCTGATGACCACTTTTGCATTACCCACGCACCAGTTCATCAGCGGCTGAGGCGCATGCCTGAGAGCGCCTTCGGCAAGTTTACGCTCGGTCGTCTTACAGGCACCGCCGAGCTTCCACCCCTGACTGACGCCAACTACTGAATCCTGAGGTATGCCAGCGTCAATCAGCGTGTCCAGCAGCACTCCGATGCCTGCCGGGTCCATGCCGACTTTATCCAGCAGCCCGGCCTCATAAATCTGCGATACGTACATCGCCACTTCATCGGCATCGTCGCCAACTTTTTTAACTATCGTCAGATCGCCCTGCTTCTCAAAATCCCGGAGTTTGCTTTCCTCGCTTTTGCGCCGCTCCAGCGCCTTAACGTGACACCAGGCATGGGACCAGGTGAGCCAGTCGCGGGTTTTGCTATCACGCCCGGCAATGGATAGCCCAAGCAGATCGTCAAGACCGCCGCCATCAATGCCAACGGTGATGACCTCGCACCGCGCCAGAATCTGCTTGAAGGTTACTGACGGGTCGGCCTGCACCTCCCAGAACTCCGCACCGGCCCAGCGGTCGTTGCGAAGATTCATGCCGATCTCTACGTTCAGATGCTTGGCAAGAAACTTGCGCAGACTGCCTTCATCTTCCTGCGAGCGCTTCAGGTACTCATCATCCAGCCACTCTTTACTGACGGAGCGCCCCATATTTGGGTTGGTAATGTAAAAATTATCAGGGTTTCGGAATCCGTCGTTCTCCACCATATCCGGCGGGAACTCGTAAAGGATGCCGAGCGTTTTACCGTCTTTAATCACTCCGTCCCGGACGTTGCGCCAGTAATCCAGTTTCTTTTTGAATACGCCTGCAGGTGGTTCATCGCTCTGCGTTGTGAGGTAGATAACCCATCCCTCATCGCGCGATACCTGCCCACCCAGTGCCTCAATGAACATTGCATCGGCTTTGGCGTTTTTACCGAAAAGCCATAGCTCCTCGACCAGTATGCGACCCGCTTTTTTACCCGATACCGTATCGCTGTCCGCGGCCACCACCTTCAAACTGTTGCGGTTGACGCGATGGGTTATCGTGCGGATGTGGTCCTGTACATGAAACAGCGCTGAAAGCTCTTCGTCTTCACGCACCATGCTGGCCGCTGGCTTGAAGCAGTTATCGGCAACCTCTTTGGTTGGTGCCAGAATCAGATGCTCCTCGTCAGCGCGCCAGCAGATAATCAGTGCCGTCAGCATAATCCCGGCGGCGATTGTCGATTTGGTGTTCTTCTTGCTTATCAGCAGCCCGTATTCGCGGATACACTGTTTTCCCGTCTGCTGGTCATAGCCGCCAAAAATTGCCAGCACGAAATCAAATACCCACTGCTCTGAGCACTCCCCGAAAGTGGGCTTGCCAGGCAGGTCTGTAACCTTGAGCTCTTTGAATATGGAGAGAGCATGCTGGCCGGAATCTGTGAAAATAGGCGGCGGGATGATTGACTGCCGGTTAACCAGCCTGGCAGCCCAGTCAGTGCAGGCAGTGGACCATTCCGGCATTTCTATCTCCCGTTATTCACAATGAGCTGAGGTGGAGCCATGCCCGTAAACTTGCTGGCCACAGCCTGTGCTGCAGCCTGCTTAGCATCTTTCTTACCGCCTTCACCTTTTTTAGCGTGAAGGTAGGGGAGCATCGCCTTGGCGGCATCTTTTCGAGTGTTGATATCTTCGCCATCGTTATTCATAACCGACTTCAGAAACTCCAGCGGATCATCATATTTACCCGCGGCGATAACGATTTTCGGAATCGGCTCTGACTCAGTTTCGGCCTCAGTGTTTACCGCTGGGGTATTAACTTTTTTTCCATGAGTTGGCACGTCATCGACTTCGATTTTTTCTTTCGATTTACGGGCAATAAAAGCGATGACTTCCGGGTCTTTAGCAAGCTGCGAACCCTTGGAGCGTGCGGATTTCTCAGAATATCCAGCCTTTATTGCCGCATCTTTTTTTGACATACCGGAAATCAGCGCCAGAGCAAATTTTCGCTTCTGGGCTGTTAACATGTTTATACCCTCCAAAGGGAGATATTTTCTGTGCGTGAGAGGGGGGGCGGTTTCGTAAGCAACGCGCCTCAGACTTCTGACCTACCCCCCCACCCTTTAATGAGAATCAAAATCGCTTCATGTCGGCTTTGGTCTTCTTCCGGTGACACCCTTCATCACCGCAGCAGAGGATTTGGCAGTTGGCGTCAGTGTCTTCACCACCCTTGAAGAGCGCGACCTTGTGATCCAGTTCGAACCCATGTGGGTACTCTGTCAGCCGACCACAATCAGCACAGAAGGGGTTAGCCTTCCACAGCCTCTTGCGCCGCTCCTGAAGCTTCCAGCCGGTTATACGGTTATCCGCAACGGTCACCGGCTTGAGCCTGCTGGCGTTCATCACTGATAGCCGTGGCTTCATTGTTTTTAGTCTGGCCATTACATTACCTGCTGTGCCAATCGCCATGCCCTGCGGCGCTCAATGCGCGGGGTGTTGTCGGGGTGCCGCTCAACCGGCAGGCCATCGGCATGGTCCACCAGTGAGTAGCACGGATAGATGACCTTGCGGCCAAGCGCATCACCAACGGCATAGTCGGCGGCTTTAGTGCTGTTCCAGTTCTTCAGGATTGTGCTGATGCCGTTCGGTGGAGGGCTGTAGCACACGCCGTGCAAAAGCCTATCCATCGTGATGTAGTCGGACTGCCGCTTGTCTGCCTCGATGAGGCTGGCTGCTATCTGCATCTGGTATTGCGGCGGGCGTCCCGTGCCGAGGTAGAACGAACAGATGTTGTCAGGGAATTTATCCACCCATTCCCGAGCCAGTGATGCGAAGCCAGTGACAGGCAACGCATCATCTTCAACAATCACCACTCTGTGAGCCTGCTGTCCTGCCCACTCTATGGCGCGGCGGTGATTCCAGTTCGCCCCGTTGTCATCTTCATCAATCAGCAGGTGAGCATCCAGCGATTCAGCCAGGCGCGTGGCCATATCGCGGCGAGAGTGATGGCCGACAACCACAATCATTATTTGTGCTGCCACCATGCGAACTCCTTGCCTATGCCGTTGGTCTTGAACACTGTATTGATACGTGGGCCGGTCACCAGTTTGTCGCGCTGCTGATAACCCACTATGCCGAAAGCGATCATATCGCCCACGCATGGATTGCCCTTCTCTTTACCCCAGAACCGATTTGACTCTGTGCGGTACCAGATGCGCACAATCGCATGAGCGTATGCCATCACATCCTCACGCGTACCACCGAGCAGGCCAGCGTTAAGCATCAGGTCATTACGATGTACGGCGATGAACTCAGCGTAAGGTCTCTCCGGGTGATTGGTAGCGGACCATGCGTCAGCGTAGGTCTTTGGCTCCGAACCGACATACAGTCGGCCAGGCTCCATCTCCGCCCATGGTTCGCGCAGCATCTCCACGTCAGTGCCATCGGTACACCAGACGAACCGGTATTCAGGATGCTCGCGAAGGTACTGGTAAATATGCAGCCAGCGCCGGAAGTAGACGTTCATCGCCACATCAGGCACGCGGTGGATGGTTGCGCCGTTCGGTGCGTTCGGGAGTTCGTCGGCCAGCACCACAGCATCAGCGCCTTTAATTGACGCGGCCCACTTGTTCAGCAGGCCAGGTAATGGAGTCAGTTTGGTGCCGCGCTGCGGGTCTGGCTGGCTGGTCATCAGCGTAGTGATAACCACGTTGCACTGGCTTCGATACTCAGCGTATCCGGCGTATCCGCTGTCACGGCGCTCGTTATGAATCGTCACGTTGCGCTTAACCAGCGCTTCACGGTCAGGCTTCGGTACTGAACGGTCCACCGCTTCATGTTCGTCCAGCGAGTAAATCAGCTTTTCGGAGCCAGCAACGTCAGCGAACGCCCAGCTGGTTAACCCGGCGTTGTGAATGCGCAGAGCCAGGTCAGAGTGTTCATACATGCCGCGCCCGTAAACCGGGTCAAAGCCGCCTACCTTCTCAATTGCTGAGCGGTGGTAGTAAAGCATCACGCCTCGCTGTCCGGTGTAAGCGATGTGCTTATCGTCCTTGTACAGTATGGCGAGGTCTTTCAGCTTTCGCGGTCCGGCTAGGTCAAGGAACTGGTAAGCAAGGTGCGGCTCGGGTGAATCGATGTAAGGCTGCTCCCATCCACCAGCTATAGGCCATGCGTCATCGTCCCATAAAAAAAGATGCTCACATCCGGCATCAATCAAAGCCTCTAGGCTGGCGTTCTTCGATGCAACAATGCCGCGTGACATGTCACAGCGAATCAGCCGTACACCATCAGGGACGGAAACAGGCTTTGCCGAACCATCATCGATAACAACCACCAGCGCACCGGGCGGTAAATAACGGAGCTGATGCTCCAGCGCTTTATCCAGCACTGCCTGACGATTATGGGTGGTAATCGCTATCCCGATGTTAGAGCGTTGCTGTGCAGCAGGTGCATATGGCACGCCGTCGATGACCACTTCCATCTTCACCTCGATCATTAACGACTATACAGCAGGCCGCCGGGCAGTAATTCTTTACGAATCCGGTCAGAGACTGCGGAATTCACCAACTCAGCCATGCGGGCGGCATCAGTTTCCTGCTGATCCTGGCGAAAGAGTGTTTTCAGCTCATCTACCAGTTCATCCTCGAATTCATAGAGTTCACCAGTAACGTACCCGGATACAATCTGACGAATTTTATCTTCAACTGTTGGCTTGGCTTCTACAGGAGCATTCATAGCTTCGCCGATGCTGAGAACCAATCTTGTGCCGTTTAATGCATCCTTGATGAAGACCTGACCATCTTTAATGTGAAAGGTGCCTTCACTGCATTCTGATTTGCTGCTCTGGTCGTGAACTTCAATATTGTCCGGCAACCCCTGACCGTTGATTTTGAACATACCAACACCTTTTTTGGTGTAAACGGCTGTGCCTGTTTCGTTCTGTAAAATGTAAGCATCACCAGTAACTTTGATATGCAATTGTTGTGCTGAGTTATTCATTCAGAGTTTCCTGCTTGATAGGCGAATACAATCCCCGGCACTGGTGAGACCACCAACCGATGATTCATTGTGTTTATGCTGAAAAGTGAACTCATTGAATGCAGTTTTCAGAATAAAATAAAAAACCTCCTGAAGGAGGTTTGTTGTTAATACTTGGTTTTAATCGGCTAAAGAACGCGCCTGTTACCATTTTCATTAGGTTCTGACACAATGCCTTTTGCTTGCATCTGCTCAACCAGTCGCGCGGCACGGTTGTACCCGATGCGAAAATGACGTTGAATTCCTGATATTGAAGCTTTGCGTTCAGCCACTATAAATTGAATGGCTTGATCAAATAGCTCATCGAGTTCCTCTCTGACTGGCTCAACTGGTTTCCACTGAGGGTTTTGCTCAAACCATTGTTCTATGGCTTTCATGGCGCCATCTGTGCATTCTTGGCACTCAGAGGGGTGTCCCTTTTTCCCAGAGGCTAAGTCAATAGTACAGCTGCATCCATTGCGCCATTCATCAATGATCAGGAGCGGATGCATGAATACACCTTTAGATTCCGACATTACATTTCCTCTTCTCAATTATCGGAATAGTATAAACCAGCTTTACAGATGGTCTAACCGTTATCCCTTGTCGGAGAGTTCATCATCAGGCCCACTCGCAAGTGGGCCTTGTGATGCTCACTCAGCAGTCAGAATCTGGCCGGGTTACAGAACGGCAAGCGAACATGGTGGCCTTTTGCATGGTGCGACGAGCTTCACGCATCCACTCAAACGCCTCAAACCCTTCATCGGCGCTCATGCTCATCTGCTCTTTAGCTAAGTCCTCACCGTGTTGTCGCAGCAGATCATGAAACTGACGGCTCAATTCTTTAAACTGGTTCATTTTGCCAATTTCGCCATGCGAGAGAGTCCGATAGCCTTTAACGGTACTTCCGTCCTGCGGTTTTGCTTCACTCATGGGTTATTTGCCTTGTCGGGTTTGTTCAATGTCTCGGATGCCAGCCAGTTGGCTGTTGGCCTGGTCAATCGCCGTTAGCAATGGGTCAATCCACAGTACCGCCTGACAGTACGTCAGGGGGCCGGGGGCAGCGGTACCAGCATTGGCTTCATCAACGAGGCCGGGATAGGCGTGCATTGCGCTGGAACGTAGACGAAGCGTGTAGTCGAGCAGCCTGCCAGCGATAGCAGCAGGAACA